GGGCTCTCCCTGGTCAGTGGGGTCAAAACGTCCCACGCACGCGAGGGCCATCACGCAACGTGATGGCCAGCCGATGCCGCGCAAGGCGGTTGAGGAGATGATCCGTAATGCCCAGTGGCGGACACGCGCGGTCCGGACCGCCGCCCGACCCGAACTCTCTGACCTCAGCGAAGCGCGGGCTCACCTTCACCGCCCTCCCGGCCGAGGGTCACAACGGCGCCGTTCCCGCCTTCCCGTTGCCTGACGCCAGGGTCTACGACATCTGGTTCGACGACGATGGCCGTCACAAGATCCTCGACACCGAGGCCACCGAGGCGCGCCGCGAGCGTGAGGTCGAGCTGTGGGCGTGGGCTTGGAGCACCCCGCAGGCCGCTGCCTGGGCCGCCGAGTCCTGGCGCTGGCAGGCCATCGCGCTCTGGGTACGCACACACGCCGTCTGCGAGGCCGGTGACGCCACTGCGGCCGATAAGAACTCGCTGCACCGCTTCGCCGACCAGATCGGGCTGACGCCGGCCGGGCTGAAGGAGAACGGCTGGCGGATCGTCGCCGACCAGCTGGCCGAGAAGCGCGCCGAGAAGACCGAACCGAACGCGCCGACCGCGAGGGACCGGATGAAGGCGGTCCGCAGTGCCGCCGCCGGCCAGTAGGCAGTCTCTCGGCCCGCTCATCGCCTGCTGGATCGAAGCGCACTGCGTCATCCCGGACCGGGACGACCGCGGGAAGCCGTTCCGGCTCTACGACGAGCAACTCACGTACTTCGACCGGCACTACGAGCTGAAGCCGACCGCTCGGATCGGTCAGCTCGCCCCTGCGTTCCGTTTCCGGCGCTCGCTGCTGGTCCGCCCGCAGAAGTGGGGCAAAGGCCCGCTCACGGCAGCTCAGGTCTGCGCCGAGGGCGTCGGGCCGGTGCTGTTCGACGGCTGGGCCGAGGGCGGCGAGGTCTACGACTGCCGCGATCACGGCTGCGGCTGCGGCTTCATCTACGAGTACGAGCCGGGCGAGCCGATGGGCCGAGCCTGGTCGACGCCGCTGATCCAGATCACGGCGCTGTCCGAGGAGCAGACCGACAACATCTACGGCGCGCTCCGGCCGATGATCGAGTACGGGCCGCTGGCCGAGCTGATCCCGCGCACCGGTGAGGAGTTCATCCGGCTGCCGGGCGGCGGGCGGGTCGACACGGTCACCTCGAGCGCCCAGTCCCGCCTCGGCCAGCGCGTCACGTTCGTCCCGCAGGACGAGGTCGGGCTGTGGAACGCGACCAACAAGATGCTCAAGGTCGCCGACACCCAGTACCGCGGCCTCGCCGGCATGGGTGGCCGAGCGGCGTTGACGACGAACGGCTGGGACCCGGCGGAGGCGTCGGTGGCGCAACTCGCCTTCGAGTCGCCGGCCACGGACATCAACCGGGACTTCGTGCAGGCTCCGGCGAACTTGTCGTACGGCAACAAGGTCGAGCGGCGGAAGATCCACCGAATCGTCTACGGCGACAGCCTGAAGTCCCGCGGCGGGCACATCGACCTCGACTCGATCGAGGCCGAGGCCGCCGACCTGGCGCACCGGGACATCGGGCAGGCCGAGCGGTTCTTCGGCAACCGGATCGTCTACGGCGCCGGATCGTGGCTGGAGGGTAATTCGTGGGACGCCCGGGCGGCGTCGCGCGCAGTGCCGCCCGGGACCATGATCGTGCTCGGCTTCGACGGCTCGGACGTCGACGACTGGACCGGGATCCGCGCCGAGACCGGCGACGGCTACCAGTTCACCCCGACGTACGGCCCCGACCGGCGGCCGGCGGTCTGGAATCCGGCCGAGTTCTCCGGGCAGGTGCCCCGCCTCGAGGTCGCGGCGGCGGTCGAGGAGATCTTCGCCCGGTACTCGGTGGTCAGGATGTACGCGGACCCGCCGGGCTGGAAAACCGAGCTCGACGAGTGGGCCGAGCGGTACGGCGAGAAGGTCGTGCTGCGCTGGGAGACCTACCGGCTCAACCAGATGCACGCGGCGGCGGTCCGGCTGCACACCGACGTGGTGAAGGCTGACACCGGCTTCGCCCACGACGGCAACGCCATGGTCGCCACGCACATCCGTAACGCCCGCAAGCTGGCCCGCCCGAACCTGCGGTACGTGCTGGGCAAGCCGTCACAGACCCAGAAGATCGACCTGGCGATCTGCTCGATCCTCGCCCACGAAGCCGCCGGCGACGTCACGGCGGCCGGCGGCTGGACAACGACGGCCGAGGCCTACGCCTACAGCGCTTGAAAGGAGGGCCGCGTGGCCATCACTGCCCAGGCGGCCCTCGAGCAGACGAAGAAGCTCTACGAGCAGATCGGTCAGCGGCGCCGGTTCATCCACCAGGCCGAGGGCTACTACCGCGGTAAGCAGCCGCTGCGGTTCGCCTCCGACAAGTGGTCGGAGTACAACGCGCAGCGGTACAAGGATTTCTCCGACAACTGGTGCTCGCCGGTCGCGAACAGCCCGAACGAGCGGCTGCGGGTGACCGGGTTCCGGCTCGATGACGATCCGGCCCTCTCGGATGAGGAGAAGGGCCTGTGGCGCGACTGGCAGGCCAACGACATGGAGGCCCAGAGCAGTCAGGGCCTGCTGTCGTCGATCATCACGGGCCGTTCGTATGTGCTGGTCTGGGGCACTCCCGACGATGACCCGGTTTCGACGTGGGAACGCGCCGACCAGGTGACGGTCGCCTACGACCCGGAGCAGCCTGGCCAGCCGACGGCCGCGCTGAAGACCTGGAACGACGGCGACGACGAGTACGCGACGCTGTACACCGCCGATCAGGTGTGGAAGTTCGAGCGCCCGTACGTCGACCGCAAAGAGCCGATCTTCGGCATGCCGACCCGCGCCGGCGAGTTCTTCTACACCCCGGCCGGCATCCTGATCCCCGCCGTCGATGCGGGCGGCTGGGCGCCGCGGCAGCCCGCGGGCGACGACACGTGGCCGCTGGTCAACCCGATGGGTGCTGTGCCGATCGTCGAGATGCCGAACCGGCCGATGCTCGGCAGCGAGCCGCTGTCGGACATTGCCGGGACGATGGCGATGCAGGACGCGATCAACCTGCTGTGGGCGTACCTGTTCGCGGCGGCCGACTTCGCGTCGATGCCTGCCCGGGTGGTGATGGGCCAGGACCCGCCGAAGATCCCGATCCTGGACGATCAGGGTCAGAAGGTCGGCGAGCAGGCCGTGGACCTCAAGAAGATCGCCCAGGATCGCATCCTGTGGCTGACCGGCGAGAACGCGAAGATCGGCCAGTGGGACGCGGCGAAGCTGGACGTCTTCACGAACGTCATCGAGACCGCGGTGACGCACGTGGCCGCGCAGACCCGGACGCCGCCGCACTACATGGTGCTCGGGAAGGGCCTGGTCAACGTCTCCGCCGACGGTATTCAGGCGGCCGAGACGGGGCTGGTCAAAAAGGTCGAGGAGATGCAGCTGTTCCTGACCCCGCCGGTCCGTGGCGTCTTCCAGCGGTACGCGCTGGTGCGCGGCAACGCCGGCCTGGCCGACAAGGCCCGGTTTGGAGTCGTCGAGTGGAAGGATGCCGCGAACCACTCCGAGGCCCAGCTGGTCGACGCGCTGCTGAAGCTGCAGACGATCGGCTTCCCGTTCGCCTGGATCGCCGAACGCTACGGGCTGTCGCAGACCGAGGTGGAGCGGGTGATGGCGATGCGCGAGACCCAGCAGCAGCAGGACCCGCTGGCCGCGCTCGTCCGCCAGGGCGGCCAACCGCCGCCGCGGCAAACGCCCGCTGCCCCGCCGCCGGCGTAGCCGATGTCGGCGCTCGAGGTGGCCGCCGACCACGCCCGGTCCCGTGCCCGCCTCGCCGGGAAGCTCCGCTTCGAGGCCCGCGCCGCGTGGGCCCAGGTCGATCCGGCACGGATCAGCGAATCCTGGCTGAGGCAGATCCCGCGGCTCCTGATGCTGCTAACCGGCGGCCAGCACGCCGCGGCGGCGGCCGCCGACCGATACGTGGCCGAGGTGCTGGTTGAGCAGGACATCAGCCCGGCCACCGAAGGCCGCCTGGATGCCTTGTCACTGGCCGGCGTCGCCTCCGACGGGCGGCCGCTCGAGTCGCTTCTCGCGCAACCCGGCATCACTGCGAAGTGGGCGCTGTCGCGCGGGGTGCAGCTCGACCGGGCGATGGCCGCGGGCGACGGACTGGCGCAGCTGATCGCGCATACCCAGGTTGCCGACGCCGGCCGGGTCGCCGATCAGGTGGCGCTCACCTCGAGGCGGCACGCAACCGGCTATGTCCGCATGGTCGTCGGGGACTCGTGCTCGCGGTGCATCATCCTGGCCGGCCGCTGGTACCGGTACAACGCGGGTTTCAGCCGGCATCCGAAGTGCGACTGCATCGGCATCCCCGCAGCGGAGAACGCCGAGGACCTGCGGACCGACCCGAACAAGCTGTTCGCGTCAATGTCCGCCGCCGAGCAGGACCAGACGTTCGGCAAGGCGGGCGCGCAGGCGATCCGCGAGGGCTCCGACATGGCCCGGGTCGTGAACGCCCGCCGCGGCATGCAGACCGCAGCCGATGGCCGGCTGTACACGACCGAGGCCGCCGGGAAACGCCCTCGCCTTATGCCCGAGCAGATCTTCCGCGACGCCAAGGACCGCGACGACGCGATCCGGCTGCTCAAGCTGCACGGCTACATCCTCTAGGTCGCCGCTGCCCCGAGTGCCGGGACCAACGCGGTGATGACCCAGAACAGCAGGCCGAGCGCGACGAGGTTGACCCGGGTCGCCACGTTCGCCGCGGCGAGGCCGAAGGACACGGCCGCCGCGAGTAGCAGGACCAGTACGAGAACGCCCATGCCCCGGTAATACCCGGTGCGGCGCGGGCGGAACCCCGATCTCCCCGGCGCGCAAGGCGCAGGGACGACCCCGCAACGGAGTCACCCATGTCCGACCAGGACGAACCGATCATCGAGCCTGACGACGTCGACCCGGATCCGGCCGACGATTCAGGCGACGGTGAGCCCGACGCCGGCCAACTCGGCGACGCCGGCAAGAAAGCGCTCGACGCCATGAAGGCGAAGTGGCGCACGGCCCGCGACGAGCTGAAAGCCCTCAAGGCCCAGCAGAACGCGGGCAAGAACGACGACCCCGACCAGGACCCGGCCGAGCTGCGCAAGCAACTGCAGGCCGAGGCCCGCGCCGAAGTGCTGCGCGAGCGGGCCCTGGACAGGGTGGAAGCCAAGGCGGCGAAGCTGTTCGCCGACCCGGAAGACGCCCGCGCACTGCTGGCCGCCCGGGTCGAGGACTTCGTCGACGACGGGCAGGTCGACACCGACGCCATCAACGAGGCGCTGGCCGACCTGCTGAGCAAGAAGCCCCACCTCGCCGCCGCAACGGCCAAGAGGTTCCAGGGCGGAGCCGACGGCGGTGCCCGCAAGGGGTCCCAGGTCGCGCAGCTCACCGAGCAGGACCTCTCGCGCATGACCCCGCAGCAGATCGACAAGGCGCGGCTCTCGGGCCAGCTGAACGACCTGCTCGGCGTCTCCTGACCCAGAAAGGCAAACCCCGATGGCGATCCGCAGGTTCGTCCCGGAGATCTGGTCTGCCGCGCTGCTGGTCGCCCTCCAGAAGCGGCTCGTGTACGCCGGCCCCGGCGTCGTGAACCGTGACTACGAGGGTGAGATCACGCAGGCCGGCGACACCGTCCGGATCACCTCCATCTCCGACCCGACGATCGGCACGTACACGCCGAACGTGACCTCGGTCGTCCCCGAGGAACTCACCGACGCGCAGCGCACGCTCGTGGTCGACCAGGCGAAGTACTTCGCGTTCTTCGTCGATGACGTCGACCAGCGGCAGGCCAAGGGCGACGTGATCCCCACGGCGATGCAGCGCGCCGCGTACAAGCTGGCCGACCAGGCCGACCAGTACGTGGCCGGCCTGTACACCGGCATCCAGTCGGGCAACGCCGTCAACGGCGGCTCGACGATCACCTTCACCGCGATCGGCACGACCGCGACCGAGGAGTTCTACAACAAGGTCCTCGTGCCACTGAAGGTGAAGCTCGACGAGGCCAACGTGCCGACCGAGGGCCGCTACTGCATCATCCCGCCGTGGGGCCACGCGATGCTGCTGCTGTCGTCGCTGTTCTCCCGCTTCGACGGCCAGGGCACCAGCGACGTCTCCCGCAACGGCATGGTCGGCCGGGCGGCCGGATTCGACATCCTCGTGTCGAACAACACGCCGATCCCGTCGGGCGGCCGAAACATCGCCACGGCCGGCTCGAGCGACGCGCTGTCGTTCGCCGAGCAGGTCAACAAGACCGAGGCGTACCGGCCGGAGGCGAAGTTCGCCGACGCCATCAAGGGCCTGTACCTGTACGGCGGCAAGCTGATCCGCCCGGACGCGCTGGCCTACGCCGACATCACCCGCCCGACCGGCATCTGAGAGGGCTGATCGAACATGGCACGAGTCGCACTGCCCTACAGCACCCTGGTGTCGAACGGGAACCTGCTCGACCCGACCGGCGTCGCCACCGTGGCGGGCGCCGGCAACGGTCTGCAGACCCCGGACATCTCGCCGAACCGGCGTCAGTCGGTGCCGGAGCTGACGCTGCTTCGCGTGGCGAACGCTTCCGGCGGTTCCGGCACCATCTCGGTTCTGGCGGGCACCAACCCGCCGAACGTCGCCGCGGGTCAGGGCAACCTGACGGTCACCGTGGCGAACACGACCACGCAGTGGGTGGGCCCGTTCGAGTCGAACCGGTTCATCCAGTCCGATGGTTCTCTGATCCTGGAGACCTCGGTGGTCATGACTGTGACGGCCTTCAAGGTCCCGGCGTACGCGTGATGGACGAGCAGGAGACCGGGTTCTTCCGCGGTGCGGGCGGCGGCATCTTCGAGTTGTCCCTGCCGTTGTCGGAGAACTTCGAAAACCAGCGCATCCGCGGCCAGCTCGTCCGGGTCGACGAGAACGGTGGCCCGTACGAGCCGGAGCCGGCCAAGGCGGCCGAGCCGGCCGGCCCGGGCCGGCCGCCAGTGAACGCGACGAAGAACGAGTGGGTCGGGTACGCGGTCGCCGTGGACCCGGACCTGACGGTCGACGACGCGGACGCGATGACCAAGAACGACCTCATCGAGAAGTACGGCGCCAAGTGATCGGGGGCGAGCTCCGTGGCTGACCAACTGGTGACGCGAACGGAGCTCGCCGCCTTCCTGAAACAGGACGTCGACAACGCCACGGCGGACCTGCTGATCGAGATGGCGACCGGCAAGGTTCAGGCAGCCTGCGGGCAACGGCTGATCAGCGGCACCGCCACGATCGGGCTGACCGTCGACATCTTCGACGGCGACCCGTGGCTTCCGCTGCCGCAGCTGCCGGTCCGCTCGGTCGCCACCGTGTTGATCGACGGCGTGGCCGATACCGAGTGGCTGCTGCGCAACCAGCAGCTGTGGCGGCTCGCGGCGTGGAACCGCAACTGGACGGCCCCGACGCTGGTCACGGTCACCTACACCTACGGCTACCTCGCGGGCGAGCAGGGCCTTCAACTCGCCCGGGACATGACGCTCGCCCTAGCCGGCGCCGGCTACGGCAACCCCGGCGGGACCGCGTCGGCCGAGAAGATCGACGACTACAGCATCACGTACGCAGAGGCCGACGGTCGGATGCAGGTCACCGACGGCATGCGCGACCGGCTGCGCTCAACCTACGGCACGCCGGTCTACGTGATCGGCTCCCGCGACTGATCTGCGTCACCGCATGGTCCGAGCATTCTGAGAGGAACACATTCATGGCCCGCTACGGCGCCTCGATCCTGTCCCAGGCCGCGCAGCTGAGCGGCGTCAACTCGACCACGACCGTCAACGGCTACATGGGCTACTGGGGCGGTTCGGCCACCTCCGGTTTCCGGATGCGGCGCCTGCAGCTCGGCGTGATCGCCGGCGCGTCGGTGCCGACGTCGCAGCAGATCTCGGTCGGCGTGTACCGGCAGACGGTGGCACCGTCGGGCACCGGCATCGCCGCGGCCATCCCGGGTCAGCCGTACGAGACGTGGACGCCGCAGACCGACCCGACCGCGGGCCTGTTCGCGATCACCGCGACCACGATCGGCACGACCGGCCCGACGCTGGCGACGAACCCGATCGCCGTGATCCCGCTGAACACCCAGTCCACGCTAGATCTTCCGTACGAGTTCATCGAGGAGCTCGTCGTGGGCATCGGCACGGCCAACGGGATCGCGTTCGTGAACATCGGCAACACGCTGCCGGCGTCGCACCAGATCCGGATCAACGTCGAGATCGAGGTCTGATTCGCCCCCTGCGGTCGGTCGGTAGCTGAGGGGCGGGGCACGGCATGGCGCTGTCGCGCACCAACCTTCTCGGCCAGATCACCTCCGGGAACTTCGGCACCGGCAACTTCACGTCCAGCAGCTTCACCCCGTCCAGCAGTTCCCTGCTGGTCGTGGGTGCTGCGTTCGTCGAGAACAGCGGTTCGACAACCGATCCGACGAGCGCGCTGACGATCTCCGGCGGGTCGCTGACCTGGACGCAGCAGGCGACCGCCGTGGTCGCACCGACGGCGTTCTCGTCGCTGGTGAAGATCTGGACGGCGCCTGTCACCACGGGCTCGTCGATGACGGTCACGCTCTCGACGTCCGGCCGCGCGGCGGGCCTCTACGGCGTCTCGGTCGTCTGCTACACCGGCTACAACGCCGGCACGCCCGTCGGCGGGACCGGCACGAACACGCAGGGCGGTGGCTTCACCGGCCCGCCCGACCCGGCCAGCATCACGCTGTCGGCTGCCCCGGCCTCCGGCGACGAGGCGTTCGGGTTCGTCTTTGCCGACAAGGTCACGGCGAACATCAGCCCCGGCTCGGCGTTCACCGAGATCGACGACCTCAACAACACCAACTGGGGCTCGCTCGAATCGGAGATCCGTACCGGGTCGACCTCCACCACGGTCGACTGGGTAGACCTGCGCCCGGGCGGCGGCGCGCTGTTCAACTACGCGGCTGCGGCGATCGTCATCAAGGTGGCGTCGGCCGCAGCGGCAACATATCCGCCGATGCAGCAGGCCCGCCGGCGGACCCAGCCGCCACCACGCCGGGCGCGCGCCTCGACGCCGGTCCGCGCCCAGGTCAACCCGCCGTTCCCGTTCACCGGCATCAAGCAGCCGCGGCGCCTGCGTGGCCTGTTGGCTCGCCGCGGTGAGATGTTCACCCCGGTGCCGGCGCAGGTAGTGGTCAACGCTCCCGCGTATCCGGTGCGCCCGGTCCGTACCCGGCTGCGTGGCCTGCGGATCTTCCGTGGCCGAGCGGCCACGCCGGCGCCCGGCCAGGTCGCGGTCACCCCGGCCGCGTACGTCCCGGCATCTGTACGGCCGCGGCTGAAGTGGCTGCGTCTGTTCCGGCCCCGCACCGCCGCGCCGGTCAACAGTCAGGCCGCCGTCCCGACAGCGCCGCACCTCCGTCCCCACCCGATGGCGCCACGGCGCGGCCGCGCTGCGATGCCGCCGCCGCCGCAGATCGTGGTGACGCCGCCTGCCTACCCGCCGCGTCCGGTCCGCTCGCGTCTGAAGGGCCTGCGGCTGGCCCGCCCGCGCGCGGCGATGCCCGTCCCGCCGCAGGTGGTCATCGTGCCGCCGGCGTACGTGCCGGTCCTCGCCAGGTTCAAACGTCGCATCGCCGGCCTGTTCCGGGGCCAGGCTGTCACGCCCGCCGCCGAGGTCTGCGACTGCACAACACACCGCCCGAACCTGGGCACCACGACCCGGCCCGGATCGGGGATGACCGCCCGCCCGGACGGCGGCACCACCGTCCGGCCCTGCAGCTGCAACGACTGAGGAGGCCCGATGTCCCGCGCCTCCGTCCTCGCCCGCGGTCAGGCCGCCGCCGAAGCCGGCATGGTCGACACCTGCACGATCCGGCGCGCAAACGCCGGCGGGACAACGGACCCGGTCACCGGGTACCCGACGCAGTCCTACACCCAGCTCTACGCGGGGAAGTGCCGCGTGCAGCAGATCACCGGTATCGGGCGCCCGCATGACGTCGGCCAGGACTACATCCTCGAGCAGCGCATCGACGTCCAGCTCCCCGTCGCCGGGACCGAGGGCCTGAAGGTCGGCGACCAGGTGCTGATCACGGCGTCGGTCAACGATCAGGATCTCGTGGGCCGCACGTTCCTGGTGCACGACCTGGCTCACAAGAGCGAGCCGACGGCCCGCCGGGTGTCTTGCACGGAGGTGACGGGCTCATGAGCTGGGGTTTCGACGCTCATGAGGTCACCGCTTTCGCAGACGCGATCACGAAGGCGTCCGCCGTGGCGGAGAAGGACACCGAGGCCGTCGTCTTCAAGGGCGCACTGAACATCAAGCGGGACGGCGCCCGCCGGATCTCCGGTCACCCACGTCTGCGCCGGCTACCCGCCTCGATCGACTTCGACATGTACCGCAGCCTCAAAGGCCCGGCCGCTGAAATTGGCCCCAACCACTCGAAGCCCCAGGGCCCGCTGGGCAACATCGCCGAGTTCGGGACGATCAAGAACGCGGCGATGCCGTTCATGCGCCCGGCCGCCGACGCCGAGCAGCCGCGGTTCGAGAAGGCGATGGAGGACCTAGCCGTGAAAGCGCTGGGCCTGGGATGAGCTGGCCGGTACAGGATCTCTTCGACGGCTTCTGGGCTCTCCTGCTCGCTGCGCCGGGCTCGCCGACGCTCGTCGCATACGACAGCAAGGTCGACGATGGCGCGGCACCGCCATACGCGAAGGTCGAGTTCTACATCCAGACACCGAATGGACTCGTCGCCCCCGACGCGATCTCGCTGGCCGGAGACTCGGCGGCGATTGACGCGGTCGCGGTTGTGCACTCCATCGGCGGCGACCCGCAGGCCGCTCGCGCGGCCCGGGCGGTGTCCGGCCGGGTGCGTGCTGCGGTGCTCGACAAGGTGCTCCTGATTTCTGGCCGGTCCTGTTTCCCCATCGAGTGGATCGACGGCCAGCCGCCGCAGCGCAACGAAGAGATCCCAGGGACGACGGTCTATGACCAGACCGACGTGTACGGCTGGCGGAGCGTTCCGGGCTAACGGCGTGAGGCCGCCACGGCGGTGAGGATCGCGAGCACGACGAGGCCGACGGCGATCGGCAGGACCGCGCCGTGGAAGACCAGCCAGGTCAGGAACGCGGCCACGACCGCCCACATCACTCGGTTGCCGACGCTGTTCAGCGTCCAGCGGGATTCGGGTCTCGTCGATGCCATGCCTCGCAGGGTACGGCCCGCATGCACGAGATCACTGTCCGCTGTTCGGCGGATGCCCTGTCCGATTTCTCCCCGAAGGAGGCGCCGAATGGCGCTCGTTTCGCCTCAGTCGGTCGTGACGACCGGCACGACCCCCTCGGCGATCACGCCGTCGGCGTCGGACACGATCTCCGGCGGCACTGCCGGCCCGAACGGCTGGTTCCTGCGCGTGATCACCACGGGCACGGCCACCAACGTCGCGATCCAGGACCCGGGCTTCACGAGCATCAGCAACCCGGGCACGGTCACCGCCGTCGCCGCGCCGGCCACCGGCGTGCGGATGATCCTCGTCCCCCGGGGGGCGATCAACAGCTCCAACGTCGCGACCGTGACCTTCTCCGGTGCGCTCACCGGAGTCACCTACGAGCTCTACACCGCCTGAGGAGCGCTTCGCGATGACCGACAAGACCGAGTACTGGATCGCCGATGTGGAGGGCGTGAAGGCCCGCGTCGTCGGCGCCGAGGCGCGCGACGAGTGGACGAAGGTCCGCGGCTGGTCGGAGACGACCGAGCCGACCGGCCAGGAGTTCCAGTGGGTCCGCCACGAGGTGCACGGCGGCAAGGGCGTCATGAACCACGAGGCCGTCCTGCTGCACGCGGGCCTCGGCTGGTTCCCGTCCGGACCCGACGGCTACGACGAGCCGGTCGACGGGCCGGCGCCCAAGAGTTCTCCCGCCAAGTCCGCCACCAGCGGCGACAAGTAAAGGAGTAGGTGAATGGCCGACGTCCCCGCTGATGGCAAGACCAGGGTCTACTGGGTCACGAGCATCAGCAACCAGAACGCCCCGACCACGACCGAACTGAACGCGGGCATCGACCTGACGTCGACGCTGACCGCCGATGGCCTGTCCGGGTTCCAGCCGGACACCGCCGATGTCGACACGTCCTCGCTGGCGTCGGTGTTCACCTCCAACGTCAATGGCCGGGCGTCCTTCTCCAATACCCGGCTGCGGCTGAAGAAGCAGGCGTCGGGCGACACGATCTTCACCACGCTGATCCGCGATACCGCCGGGTTCATTGTGATCCGCCGGTCGGTCGCCCAGGCGACCGCGTGGACGTCGACGCAGGGCGTCGAGGTCTACCCGGCGCTGTGTGGCGAGGTCGCGCGCATGGACCCGGAGCCGAACTCGGTCGAGCGGTACGAGATCCCGATGAAGATCACCGCCGGCGCTGCGGGCACCGGCCCGTCGCTCCGCGCCGCTGTCGCCTAGTTCTACCTGCTTCGTAAGTACAAGACGCCCCGGAAGCCCCCATGGTTTCGCGGGGTTTTTTCGTGCCCGGCCAGTCTCCTCCCGAGCTGGCCGGGCGCTTCCTCGGGAGGAATCGGGAGCGGGAGAACCATGAGCGGCAAGGCCACCCTGAAGAACTTCAAGGCGATGCTCGCCGAGGCGAAGCTGCCCGAGCGCACCGTCGAAATCTGCCTACGCGGAGACCTGGTCGCCGACCATGAGCAGGCCGAACGCGACCTTGAGCAGGCGCAGCAGAAGCAGGGCGACAGCCTCGCGGGCAGCGGCGTCGGTGAGATCGTCGAGCGGATTGAAGCCCTCGAGGCCGAGATGCGCGAGAGCACGGTGACGTTCACCCTGCGCGCATTGTCCAAGCCGAAGTACCGGGCTCTGGCCCTTAGTCACCCGCCCCGCCGCGGTGACAACGACGAGATCGTCGAGCGGGACAGGGGTATGCAGCTTAACGTAGACACCTTCTACGAGGGCCTCATCCGCCAATCCGTCGTAGATCCTGAGCTGGACGAAGAGGACTGGGCGGCCCTGTTCGACGCGATCACCGACCGGCAGTTCGAGCTGCTCGGCATGGGCGCCTTCCTGCTGAACCGGGCGGATATCGACATCCCTTTCTCGCTCGCCGCTTCGAAAGCGAAGCGGGGTATCGCCGCCGAGTAGAGGCGGCCGAACGCCTCGGCATTCCGCCGTCACAGTTCGATGGCCGGGAGCCGGTCGAGGTCACCGAGTACGAGTACGAACGCGGGCGCCTGGTCCGGTCGGTGACGACCCGGGAGCCGCTCTGGACCGAGCAGGACCGGGCCGAACTGATCGCGCTGGCGCTCTACCGCGACGGCCTGTGCCCGAAGTGCGGGCGGCCGCTCGACGTCTGCACGTCCGACGAGGGCAAGCCCGGAGCGCCCCAGTTCGAGGTCAACCAGTCCCTGTGCCGCGCCACGCGGGCGATCGCCGAGACCATCAGCGGCCTGACCGACGCCGGCAAGAAGCCGCTCCGCAACGCCGAAGCCCGCCTCTGGGGCACCACGATCCGGAAGAGGTGACGCCGTGGCGCTGCGCACAGTCGGAGTCAAGCTCACCGCGGACGTCTCGCAGTACATGTCTGCCATCGGCCGGGCCGGCGCGGCAACCAAAGACTTCGCCACCGGAATAGACAAGGCGTCCAAGGCCGGGCACCTGGACAAGGTGGCCGACCGAGCGGGCGTCGTCGGCCTCTCCCTCGCGGGCATGGCAGGCTACGCGATCAAAGCCGCCGCCGACTTCGACAAGGCCATGTCCGGCGTCCAGGCCGCCACCCACGCGGGCGCGAAAGACATCAGCATGCTGCGCGAGGCGGCACTACAGGCGGGCAAGGACACCCAGTACTCGGCCACCCAGGCCGCCGACGCCATCACCGAGCTGTCCAAGGCAGGCGTATCTACCGCCGATGTGCTCAACGGAGGACTGAAGGGCGCGCTGTCGCTCGCAGCGGCCGGTCAGCTGTCCGTCGGCGAGGCCGCCGAGACCGCGGCGAGCGCCATGACGCAGTTCAAGCTGTCGGGCAAGGACATCCCGCACATCGCGGATCTGCTGGCCGCCGGCGCCGGCAAGGCCCAGGGTTCCGTGCACGACCTGGGCTACGCGCTCAATCAGAGCGGCCTGGTCGCGCACCAGTTCGGCCTGTCGGTGGAGGACACCACGGGCACGCTCGCCGCCTTCGCCTCGGCGGGCCTTACTGGCTCCGATGCGGGTACGTCGTTCAAGCAGATGCTGCTGTCGCTGGCGAACCCGGCGGACAAGACCAAGGCCTTGATGGACGACCTGGGCATCGCCGCCTACGACGCCCAGGGCAAGTTCGTCGGCATCACCAACCTGGCCGAGCAGCTCAAGACCAAGCTCGGCGGCCTGACCCAGGCGCAGCGCGACGCCGCGCTGGCGCAGATCTTCGGCTCCGACGCGATCCGTACCGCGAACGTCCTCTACCAGCAGGGCGCGGCCGGCATCCAGACATGGATCGACAAGGTCAACGACCAAGGCTACGCGGCCGAGACCGCCCGGATCCAGACCGACAACCTCGCCGGCGACATAGAACGCCTGAAAGGCTCAATCGAAACCCTGGCGATCCAGGCGGGCTCCGGCGCGAACGGTGGCCTGCGCGTCCTGGTCAAGGCCGTCAACGGGCTGGTCAACGCGTTCTCCGAACTTCCCCCGTGGATCGGCAGCACCATCACGGTGATGGCCGCGCTCGGCGGTGCGGCGCTGGTGCTCGGCGCGGGCTGGATCAAGCTGCGCAAGACGACGGCCGCTGTCCGCCTCGAGCTGGAGGCGATGGGCCCGGCCGCCGCAAACGCTGCAGCGGGAATGGGACGGCTCTCGGCCGCAGCAGGCAAGATCGGTCTCGTCTTCGCCGCCCTGCAGATCGCGGGCGAGGTTGTCAGCCACTTCCAGAAGGACCTGAATCCGCAGCTCGACGCACTCAGTGTCGGCCTGGAGCAATACGCGAAATCCGGGAAGACCGCCGGCGAGGCGTCCCGGGTCCTCGGCGACAACATGGGCGACCTGAAGAAGACCTTCGACCTGGTCGCCGACACGAGCAACAACCGCAAGGACTGGGCCCGCAATCTCGAGGGCGGCCTCGAGGCGATCATCCCGGGACTCAAGGGCACGAACGAGTCGCTAGCGAAGACGCAGGAGCGCATCGGGGCGGTCGATACCGCCCTGGCGCAGATGGTGTCCGGCGGCAACACCTCCGGTGCACAGGCCGCGTTCGAGGCGCTGTCCAAGGAGTTGGCCACCAACGGCGTCAGCCTCGAGGAGGTCCGCAAGCAGTTCCCCGCCTACGCGGCAGCCCTCGAGACGTCGAAGGCCTCGACGATGGCCGCCGCGACAGCCACTGGCGACCTGAACGGCCAGCTCAGCGCTGGCGCGCAGGATCAGAAGAAGTACAAGACCGCCACCGAGGCGGCGACCGCGGCCACGAACGGCCAGCGGGACGCCCTGTCCCAGCTCAGCGACATGATGAAGCAGGAGACCGACCCAGTCTTCGGGCTGCTTAAGGCCCAGGAGGGTCTCGCCGACGCGCAGAAGGCCGCGACCAAGGCGACCAAGGAACACGGGGCCAGCAGCAAGGAAGCCAAGCAGGCGACCCGCGATCTGGCGGTGGCGGCGATCGGTCTGCAGGGCGCGGTCGGGTCGCTGGGACAGACGTTCAACGGGAAGATGACGCCGTCGCTGTACGCGACACTGCGCGCGGCCGGGCTGTCCAAGACCGAGATTAAGAACCTCGAGGGCCAGTTCAAGTCGGCGAAGAAGGCTGCCGACCAGTACGACGGGACGTATGAGGCGAAGGCGACGGCGCCGGGCGCGGTGGCCGCGAAGAAGCAGCTCGACGACGCGTACACCGCGGCGAACCACTTCGCGGGCCCGTACGCGGCGAACCTGAACGTCACCGGGCAGGGCAAGGTCGAAGCGGAGCTGCGGAAGCTGTCGGCGATGCAGCAGGCGCTGAAGAGCGCCAACACCATCGGCCGGCTCAACGGCGCTGGCGACGGGCCGGGTTTCGCCGGCGGCGGCTGGACCGGACCCGGAGCGAAGTATCAGCCGGCCGGCGTCGTGCACGCCGACGAGTTCGTGGTGAACAAGAGCGCACGGGCTCCGCTGGAGAGCGCCAAGCCGGGCGCGCTGGACTACATGAACGCGACCGGCCAGTGGCCCGGTTACGCCGGCGGCGGCATGGTCTGGCCGTACCCGGTGAACGCGAGCAAGACGAAGGTGCCGTCGCCGTTCTTCTCGGCTCCCGGCGGTAGCGGCGGCCCAGGCTACAAATGGATGGAAGCCGCCGTCCGCATGGCTTTCCCAGGCATGCCGATCTACTCGGACTACCGGCCCGGCGCGATCACCCTGACGGGCAACAAGAGCTACCACGGCTTCGGCCGCGCGGTCGACTTCGCCCCGTCGAAGCCGCTGGCCGAGTGGATCAATCTGCACTTCATGCGGGCCACGAAGGAACTGATCACGCCGTGGCAGTCGCTGAACATCCACAACGGCTCACGTCACCGCTACTCGGCGCTGATCGAGAACCAGCACAACTTCGCCGGCGGCAACGCCCACGACCACTGGGCGATGAAGAACGGCGGCACGATCACCGAGCCGATCTTCGGTGTCGGCGCGTCCGGTCGCACCTACTCCTTCGGCGAGAACTACCAGCCCGAACGGGTCACCCCGATGTGGCAGAACGCGGGCAGCGGCGGGGGTGGCGTGACCGTGGTGCTGGAGAACCACGGCGTGATCGGCTCGCGCATGGAGGTCCAGGGCTGGCTGGCCGCGTCCATCGATGATCTCCGCCGCAAGGGGAAGATCTGATGGCTGCCCGGTACACGCTGCAGATCGACTGGCAGGGCAACGGCTTCTCCGACGTCACCAACGACGACGTCACCGCCCGGACCCTCGACCAGCGCACCCCGGTCGTCGTGAAGTACGGCCGCAGCCAGGCCCGCCAGTTCGCGCCGATCGACCCGGGCGAGATGCAGTTCGAGCTGAACAACGTCTCCCGCGACTACAGCCCGGAGAACACGAGCTCGCCGATCGCAGGGTTCGTCACGCCCGGCAAGCACCTGCAGCTGCAGGCGACCGTCGGCGCGACCTCGACGGTGCTGTACTCCGGCTACCTCGACGACCTCGACATCCGGCCCGGCATCAACGACCAGTCCGTGCCGGCGACCTGCATCGACGCGCTCGGCTCCTTCCGTGGCGTCACCATCAGCACGCCGCTCTACCAGGGCATCCGCACCGGCGACGCGATCGGCTACATCCTCGACGCGATCGGCTGGTCGGCGACCGCCCGCGACATCGACCCGGGCGTCTCCTACCTGCCGTACTGGTGGCTGAGCGAGGCCGACGCGTTCGACGCGCTGCTGGAGCTTGTCGACTCGGACGGGCCGTCGGCGCTGATCACGGTGAACTCGCTGGGCCAGATCGTGTTCCGCGACCGGCACCACCGGCTGACCCGGTCCGCGTCGCTGACCTCGCAGGCGACCTGGCGGTCGTCGGGCACCGAGCCCTGCATCTCCGACCCGGTGACCTACAACGCCGGCTGGAAAGAGGTCGTCAACTCGATCTCCACCGAGGTGCCGCTGCACACCATCGACGCGGCAGCGTCCCAGGTGTGGTCCAGCCAGGGGCAGATCACCATCGCGAACGGGACCACGTTCAACGTCACCGCGCGGGCGTCGCAGCCGTTCATCAATGCGATCGCACCCGTGCAGGACACCGACTACACCCTCGTGTCCGGCAGCGTCTCGATGAGCCTGTCGCGCACGTCGGGCCAGTCGACGGTCATCTCGATCACCGCCACGGGCGACTCGATCGTGCAGGACCTCGCGCTGCGGGCGCAGGCGATCCAGGCGACCAGCATCACCGTCACCGTCGAGGACGCGGTCAGCATCTACCGGCACGGCCGCAAATCCCTGGCGGACGGCCGGCTGCCGGTGTGGGCGGGTATCTACGACGCGCAGGCGATCCTGCAGCTGATCGTCGCGAAGCGCGCCGAGCGGCTGCCGACGCTGCAGGTGACGATGCGCGGCGCCGGCAGCGCGGCGCGGCTGGCCGAGTGCATCAGCCGGAACCTGTCGGACCGGGTGCATCTGACCGAGTCGCTGACCGGCTTGGATGCGGACTGCTACATCGAGCAGATCCAGCACACGATCGGCCAGGGCGGCGCCGAGCACGTGACGACGTTCGGCGTGGAGAAGATCCCGGCCGTGGTGACCCTCCCGTTCACGTTTGACGTGTCCGGCCAGGGCTTCGACCAGGGCGCCTTCCAGGGTGGCGGCCTCGATAACCCGCCGACCATGTTCCGCTTCGACGTTGGCGGCCAGGGCTTCAACGATGCCCAGTTCTCGTACTGAAAGGGGCGTCGCATGTCCGGCCCGAGCTTCGTGATCGAGACGCCCGCCGAGGTGGCCATCGCGGGCGTCGCGTACGCCGAGGCGAACTGGGGCCGCTGGGTCGCCCGTTGCGTCCGCCCGTGGTGCACCAATGCGATCGCGCTCGAGCCCGGGCAGGTCGAGTTCCTGTGCCTCGGCGGCCCGGACGCCTGCGGCTTCAACACCGTCGTGATCTGGCCGCCCGACCCGCAGGCCATCGAAGCGATCCTCGGCATGCGGCCTGTCCGGCGCACCCAGAACTGGCTGCCCGGCGAGCACCTCGAGGACCTGCTGGCCGAGAACGCCGCGCACGACTGCCTGCCGCCGGAGTGGAAGGCGCTGACCGAGCGGACCCTGATCCTGCACGAGGTCGAGGGCGTGGCCGTGGACGGCCTGCTGCTGGACGTACTGCCCGCCGCCGATCCGCGCCGCCAGCTGCGCGCCGCGCGTGCCCTCGCGCACGACCACGACCTGCCGTTCGTCGAGCCTGACGGCACCCTCTCGTTTTCGCCGCACCCCGAACTGGAGGGCTGATTCTTGGCTTGGACAACGCCGCTCACCGCGGTGGCCAGCACCGCGTTGACCGCCGCACAGTGGAACGCCTCCGTGCGCGACAACCTGCTGATGACCGCCCCGGCACTATCCAGCCAGGTGAGCAGCATCTTCGCGGGCAACGGCAGCAACTCGATCGTTCAGCGCGCGCCGGGCCAGTTCGCCCAACTCAGCGGCGAAACAACGACGTCGACCACGTACACGTCGACGCTCTCCGGCGGCGGCGGCACGGCCGGTCCGTCGTTCCCGATCGGGACCGGGACAAAGGCGCTGCTCTCCTTTCACTGCCGCCAGTCGACCAGCGTCGCGGGCACCAACGTGTGGACGAGCGTTGCAGTTTCCGGCGCCAGCACGATCGCAGCGTCGGACAGCTGGGCGATCTCGTACGACCAGACCGGGCAGCTGTTCCACGGTCTGGCCTACGTCGAGACGGGCCTGACCGCGGGGACTAACACGTTCGCGATGTCCTACCGGGTCTCCGGCGGCACGGGCACGTTCGCGACCCGGCGGCTCAACTGCGTTCCGTTCTGATCGGAGGCGTCATGGCCCAGTTCGTCGAGACGTACGTCGAGGAGTTGCTGCGCCGGCAGCAGGCGACCACGACCGGGCAGTTGGGTGTCTCGCTGCTGCTGGTCGGCCCGGAGCTGTACAAGGTCGATCTGACGCTGCTGGTCATGCTCGGCGTGATCATGAAGGCGCTCAACGACAAGGGCGTCGTCCCCGACGCCGAGTGGCTGACCCGGCTCGACGCCGCGCTGGACGGCCCATGGCCCGCCTGGATCCTCAACCAGACCGACCCGACCTAGGGGGGCACCATGGCGAGCTGGATCCTCACGCTCGGTCTGCAGAACCTGCGCCGCCAGGTCGATGCGGCCTTCCCCGACCGGGACAAGACCAGCGACGGCACGATCGGCGACACCGCCCACCAGGCCGAGACCAGCGGGCACAACAGGGACGACACCCCCGGCTCGAAGCCGGAGTGGGATGGCGACCCGGACTCGACGCCCGAGGTACGCGCCTGGGACATGGACTCCGACCTGCGCGCCGCGCCGGCCACGGCTCAGCAGGTCGTCGACCACATCCGGCACCTGCCGGGCGTAAGTGCCGTGCTGCGCTACATGATCTACAACCGGAAGATCTACAAGGCCAGCAACGACTGGTACCCAGAGACCTACACCGGCGCGAGCGCGCACACCGAGCACATCCACTTCTCCGGCGCGTACTCGCAGGCCGCCGACAACAACACGACGTTCAACTACCGCCTGGAGGAGATCCCCGTGGCCCTGACCGCCAACGACCTGACGAAGATCCAGGCGATGATCACCAACGCCGTGACCACACTGAAGGCCAGCGACGTCGCGACCGCCGATGACCTTCTCACCGCCAAGATCGGTGACGTCGCCAACCCGAACAGGACCGTCGGCGACGTCCTGCGCGACGCGGCGAAGCTGCGCGGCTACCTCGTCGGCGACTCGAAGGACACCGCGAACGCGGCCATCCCGGCGACCGCCCCGGTCGCCCTGCAGACCGCCGCGGCCAAGCTGGCGATCGCCGCGGCGCCGGCGAAGCCGACCGCGTGACGTGAGTGAGCCCCGAGAAGCTGATCGGCTACATCCGGGACGCGGGGTGCGTGCTGGTGGGACTGGGCGGGATCACGTATCAGATCGTCTCCGGGAACGTGAACGGGCAGCTGCTCACCACCTGCATGGGCCTGCTGGGCATCGCGGGAGGGATCCGGGTGTGGCAGCTGCGGCCCGGTTCGAACTCGGCTGGTCGCGGGCGGTCGTCGCCGTCGCACTCGTCGGGATCACACTCGCGGTCGTCCTCCTCCTCAGCGGACGGTGAGCCGTGACCACGCCGTACGTGCGGTTCTGGTACGCGATCGCCGTGGCGTTCATCGCCGTGGTCGGCATCGCCGGTGCCGGTGTGGGCTACACCAACCATGTGCAGAAACAGGCCGAGCAGCGCGCTGAACTGGTCCGGATCGAGTCCGACCGGCGCTGGTGCTCACTGCTGGTCGACATCGGTAACTCGCAGCGGGCGGTGCCGCCGAAGACGCCGTCGGGCGTGCGGTTCGCAGCGGAGATCGACAAGCTGCGGCGGGAGTTCGGCTGCCCGGAGTGACCTGAAACGTATCAAAAGGATCTAAAAGGGAAGGGGCCGCAGCCCCGCCCTTCAGAAGTTCTCCTGGATGGTGGCGATGGCGTCCTCCAGGCTCTCGCCGGCCTTCAGGCTTTCCAGCAGCTCGGCCAGTACGTCCGCCACGGCGGCCTCGCGGAGCGCGTTCCGGATGCCCTCGCTCTCGTCGACCTGGCCCATGATCTCCAGCTGCTCGTCCGTCAGGCCCTGCGCCTTGGCGATCCGCTTCTCGATCTTCGTGGTGGTCATTTCCGTCTCCCCTGTCTCGCTCTCCCTTATGTATTTACTGTACCACAGAAAACCAGAAGGACGCAAGGGATTCTGTGGTACGTTTTTTGAGCGCGCCTGTGGTACAGTAAATGCATGGTGGAAGACAGTGCACCGAAGCGGCGCGGACGACCGGCGACCGGCGTCACCCCCAAGCGCAACGTCCGCATCGGCGAGACCTGGGAGCGCGGCGAGGAGCTAGCCAAGACGGTCGGCATGTCGATGACCGCATACGTCGAGGAGGCCGTGCGCCGCCACAACGCCAAGGTCGAGCGCGACCAGCGCCGGGATGGGCAGCCTTGACGCCCAAGCGGCGCGGACGCGCAGCCCACTGCAACGGCCACAACCCTCGCCACTTCCTCTACCAGCTCACCTGCGACGAGTTCGCCCTGCTGGTCGCGCGCGCCGAGGGCCGCTGCGAGCGGTGTGGCGAGGTGGGCAAGAAGTTGATGATCGAGCATGACCACACGGTAGGCATCTGGTCGGTGCGAGGGCTGGCCTGCCACCGGTGCAACATGGTCATCTCGGCCAGCGAGCGCGGCGACCGTGACCTCGATGACTTGACGCGCTCTTACCTGGCCAACCCGTTTCACGCGATGATCCCGGCCGCCCATCCCGGCCTTCGGCCGATTAGGCACAGGTGGACGCTTCACCCCTCGCCATGCCGCGATCAACGGATCACTAGCCGTACGCCGGTCACCGAGTTGATCGGCCCGAGCGCTGCCGCAGCAATACTGGGTTTCGACAGAGCAGGCATCGCCGACATGGTGGCCACTGGCCGCCTCATCTACGGCGGGCATCAGGATGCGCCGGTCTTCCGCCGGGTGGTCATCGAGCGCCTCGCCGCCGGCCGCACTACCGAGGACTAGCCCGCCTCGGCCCAGTCGCCGCCGACGGTCCGCATCCACCGCCTGGCCGTGGCCCGCGCGTAGTGCTCGGCGTTCGGCCCGGCGTACGCGATCACCCTCTCAGGTCCGCCGGCGTAGCGCCGCACGTACCAGCGCCCGTCCGCGACCTCGCCGACGATCACCTTCACGGCGCGCTCATCCCACAGGTCTCCGCCGCGCCAACACTGCCGCGCCGCCGAATGCACGGCGTCCAGGTCGATCCGTTCCACTCCCCCAGTAGAACACGCGTTCGAAGGGAATCTCCATGTTCCAGACCTACGGCAAGAGCATCGTGGCCGCGGTCTACGCGGTCGCCGTCGTCGCGGTTCCCCTGTTCTCCGGCGACGGCCACATCGACCCCAGCGAGGGCGTCGCCATCGGCATCGCCGTATGCACCGCCCTGTTGACCTACCTGGTCCCGCTGGTGCCCGGCGCCCGCTGGGCCAAGACCGCCGTCGGCGCTGTCCTCGCCGGTCTCCAGGTCGCCACCACGGTCATCGTCGGCGGCGTCGACTCCAACGACTGGCTGCTCATCGCCTTCGCCGTGGCCAGCTTCCTCGGCATCGCCGTCGCGCCGGCGGTCTCGACGGTCAACGGCACGGCGAGTAACGCGAAGGCGTAGCCCGCCACCCCAGACCGCACCAGATCTTGGCTCTGCGTTGAGCTGAGACCGTAAAGCCACGTCAAAGCGCCCCGCCTCCCCTCATCACGAGGGAGGCGGGGCGCTCTTCGTCGTTCCCCTAGTTCTTGCCCTCGCGCCCGGCCTGCAGCAGCCTCATCGCCGCGAGCCGGTCCCTCAGTTCCTGAGTCGTCGGCCGCGTATCGCGCCTCGGCCGATCCGGCAGCCGGTACGGCTCCTTGGTCATCTCCACTCCTTCACCGGTAGTTGTGCCCGTGCCAGACCAGGACCACGGCGGCGATGACGCCGGCCGCGAGCAGGCAGCCCTTGACCGCCTGCATGCCGCGGGCCCACATCATCTCGATCAGGGAACGCAAGCCGCGCCGGGTGGCGTTGAAATCCCAGCGGGCACGGCGGAATCGCTCGACGGCCGCCGACACGTTCCAGAACACGAAGCCGCCGACAGCGAATCCGAACACGAACGCGGTTGTCATGGCACCGACTCCGAGTTCACGCTCTCCACCCAGCGCACCAAATCGGCTTCCTCATAGAGGAACGACTTGCCTTTCGTGCCGCGCGATTCGGGCAGGTTCCCGACGCGCCGGTACAGCCGCTGCTTCGCTGCCTCGTACGACCAGGGGATCAGCCCGCCGTCAGCGGCTTCCCGCAAGGTGACCTTGTTACCGTCACCGGTAACAACGCTGCTCAGCCCGCCTACAAGCCCCGCGCCCGGATTCGCGAGGGCACGAGCCTGTTTTGTGGTGAGGTAGGCGACTTGTACCTCTGTGGCCGTTCCTCCGATGACGACCTGCCACCGGCCCAGCGTCCGCGACGCGCGAGGCATCGCAGCCTCGGGAACGAGCATCTTCCAGTTGTTCGCCGTATAGCGCGCGAGGCAGCGAATGCCGAAATTCTCCCGAGCCTCCGGACCGCCGATAGCCCGCGCGGTGAGCATTTGGGCAATGGCCAGAACGTTCACCTTCGCCGACCGGCCCATGAAAAGCAGATCCGCCAGCGCCGCGATCGCCGGGGACTTCTTCGGCTCACCCTTCTCCCGCACGTCGGCCCAGTAGTTCGCCAGCTGCGCGATCGTCGCGTTCAACTCCTCGGCGATCACCAGCGTGCGCGGGCCCGGATCCCAGTCCTCCTCCTCGTGCAGCGCCAGGTCGTTGCGCTCGTTGGCCATGCCCGAGACCCGCAGCAGCGCGTCGTGCATCTGCGGGGCCTTGGTGCAGTAGTCGACGCCCGGCATGCCCAGCGCCCACCGGTGCGAGCCCTTCCGGTCCAGCAGCAGCACCCGGCCGCCGCGAGCCAGCACCTGCACGGCGATGAGCATGGCCAGCACGCTCTTGCCCGCGCCCGACCCGGCGGACTCCGAGATGTGCGGCGAGTCGTCCCGTAGCGACACCACCACCGGCACGTCGCCGGCGGCCTGGCCGAGGTAGTACTCCCACTCCTTCAGCTTCGGCAGGTGCGCGAGGACGTGCTCGAGGCCGACGGCCGACGGTGGCCGCTTCCGTACGGTCCACACGGCCCGGACCCGCGCTCCTACCTGATGCCACGCTTCCACAAGATCTCCAGCTGGAATCTTCGCCTTGACGATCGCGTTGACGAGCTGCCGCTGCTCGCTCGTCAGGTACGGGGTCCGCGCCACCAACTCGATCCGCGGCCCGGCGTCCTCGCGGGGCCGGCGCAGCAGCACGGCCTTCCCGGTGACCGGCCGCGCCCTGCGCTGGACCGCCCACATGCCGCGCTGTGCCCGCTCGGGCAGCCACCGCAGTACCGGCTCGACGTGCTCGCCGTACCGCAGCCGGACCCACTTCTCTGCAGGTGACAGCGGCTTGGCCAGCCTGGGCGTCAGGTTGCCCAGGGACGGGTCGACGTGCAGGCGCACCTGTGATGCCTCGAGGCCGAGTGCCGGGGACATCGCGGCCAGGGTCGGCTCGATGTACTCGCGCCGGAATCGCCGCTCGCGCAGGTATTGGCGGCTGCGGTAGAGCGCCACGGCGGCGATCGCCGTGGCGGCCGCGTGCCCTTCGTCGGCGGCCACGACAGCGACCGCCGACGACACGGGAAGCCACACCCTGAACAGATCAGCCACCGGCGCCGACTCCTTCCAGGTCCGGCACCTTGCCGTTGACCTTCTCCGGCGGCGCGAGGATGCGCCGCACGGTGGACGGCGACACCAGCACCGCCGCCGCGATCTTTCGCTGAGACGCGCCCGGATCGGCCGCGCGCATGGCGCGGACCGCCGTCTCGATTTCCTGCGTCGCCCGGCCGTCCTGACGCACCTTCAGACCAGCGCGATCGTCGGGCTCGGCTGCGCCAAACTCCGGCTCGTCGGCATCGGCCGGTGGCGCACTCACCGGCGGCAGGAACACCGGCGCCGCTGGCAACAGCACCCGGACGGGCTCGGGCGCGGACTGCGCCACGGCTGCGTCGGCCGCCGCTATCGCGTCGATCGCGGCCAGCTCGTCGGTCAGCCCGCGCCACGCCATGAACCGGATCAGCCGGACAGCGGCGATCGGGTGCCAGAAGCGGCGCGACGGGGCGATCGGCTCACCGCGCCGCACCCGGCTGTAGATGCCCCACAGGAACGGCGACACGGCCGACAGGAACCCGAACGCGAACGCGGCTGAGGTCAACACACCCCAGTGCGACACGTTCAGCCCGCCGGAGACGAGGCCGACCGCGTAGGAGCCCAGCCGGATACCGCCCGCGGGCTGACGGCGCGCCTCCGCCTCGTCGGCCATGGTCGCCAGGAACACGCCGATCAGCTCGAGCGCGGCCGCGAAGCCGAGGGCGAGGGCGAGGCCGGCCCGCCAGTCCCATCCGGCCGGGACGATGTGGTCGAGCGCCCACCCGGCCTGCCCCCAGATGGCGGCGGAGTTGACCAGCAGCAGGATGCCGATGAGCAGGCCCTTGCTGCGCCAGGACACGATCGGCTCGGTCATCGGGTCAACTCCTTCTGGGGCGGGGCGGGCAGCTCGGGCCTGCGGACGATCAGCTCGCCGCGCAGCGCCCGGTCGTCGAGCCGGTGGCGGCGGGGGTTTGGTGATGCGGCGGACCGAGAGGATGACGACGCAGAAGACGACGCCTTCGACGAGCGCGCCGATGAGCCAGAGGATCGTGTTGCCGAGGCTCATGCGGGTTCCTTTGAATCTTGTCTCGGAAGTTGTCTTGCAATGAGACAACATGTGAGACACCATAGCCCTGTCCGATCCGAACAGGCAAGAGGAGATGTCTCAGAATGAGACAGTCTGGTAGCGTCAGCCCCGTGATCAGGGGACCTTGGCGTGGCACGGAAGAGCAGGAACGCGTCATGGCCCGGCTCCTGCGGCAGGTCGAGAAATCCCGCCAGGAGGAAGACAAGATCTGGCCCCTGATCCAGGAGGCGCGGCGGGCCGGCATCTCTGACCCGGTGATCGCACGGAAGACGGAGATCGGCCGCGCCACGATCAACCGGAAGGTCGGGCCGAGGCGAGACGCCGATGAGTGAGCGGGTCTAGCTCTCTGGGTCCTCGGCCAGCTCAGGCCGGTGCTCGCGGATCCACGCCTCGACGTCCTCGACGAGCCATACCGAGCCCATGATCAGTTCGTCGTAGGGCTCGGGGAATCCCTTTTGGCGCGTGATGACGTGGCCGCGCTGCCGGGTCACGCCGAGTCTGTCGGCGATCTCTGACGTGCCGTAGAGGCGACCCTTACTCACGTTGATCACGCTATGTGCACACGGACATTACGATGCGAAATAGCCGCGTCTGCTGACAGGTGCAGTTGGCATGTGTAACCTCCCGCCTGAAGGAGGTCCGGGTCGGTGCACCGCATGCCCGGCTCGGGCTTCCCCCTTCGATGCGGCGAAGGAGGCGGCCATGCGGGAATACCCGGCAGCGCACGTCATCCACGAAGCCCGCTGTGAGGAAGCCCCGGCCGGGCTGCTCACCTTCCGGGCCCATCTCATTCCGGCCGTGCACCCGAACGCTCGAGCGCACACCTGCGTCAGTTACGCCACCGTGCAGCACGACCGCGAGGTCGTCGCCGAGCCGGGCGACGGGCGGGACCACCTGTACGAGCCGTCGGCTACCCGACCCCCAGACGCGACCCGGCCGCTGTGCAGACACTGCTCGGGTACGCATGGCGAGGTCGACGTGGCGGATTGGGTGCGGCCATGACGTCCTACCCGAAGTGGCCGTCCGACCTGGCCCGCATGCGCAACAACCAGCGGATCATCGCCGAGGCGCAGCGCTGGCCCGAAGGCGCGCTCGAGGCGTGCGCCGACCTCGAGGACCGGCATCCCGGCTGGTACGTCTCATGGATGAACGAGAACGTCACGCCCGAGTGGGAGCGGCCGGCGGGCTTCTCGGCGTCGCATCCGGGCGGGTCGCATGCGGTGAAGGAGCTGAAGGCATTCGCGCCGACGGCTGAGGAGTTGGAGCCCTTGCTGATCGAGGTGCCGGAGCACGACTTCAGCAAACGCGGGTGCGACTTCTGTCGGGCGCGGATGTGGCGGTCCTAGGCGTGCGGATCCTTCGGCGGCCGATGCTTGGCGATCCAGGCTTCGACGTCCTTGGCGAGCCAGATGGTGACGCCGGAGACGTGGGCGACCGGCTCGGGGAAGCCTTTCGAGTTGACGATCTGGTAGACGCGGGACTTGCCGACACCCAGGCGCTCGCGGATCTCAACCGTGCCCATGAGATCCAACTTGACCATGGGTCTGCACGGTAGAGCTGTGCTCGGGGGCTGTGCTGCGGGACAGGGGTTGGCGGGGTGCGAGCGTCATCGTACGTTCGGTTAGCAGAGTCGATACATCATGCATCGTTACCGGGACGTTACGGGGATAGATATTCTTCGAGGCAGGGGAGCAACGTGGATCTCCTCGCGGACGCTCCGCCGCGAGGAAGAACCGAGGTAGGGGGAAAGCTCGTGACCCAGGAGATCAATATGCGGGGCGACCCGGCCGGCGAAGTAACGCAGCCACTTCAGTCGCCGCCGAAGCAGGGGCCGGCTGACGAGACGCCGACCGTCGCGATCCTTGAACGCTGGCGCGCCATGAAGAACCGGCCCGCGGTGGAGGCCCCCGACAAGGCGGCCCGGCCGGGCACTGTTAACTGGTCGAAGGATCGGGTGCGGGAGATCGTCGACGGCAATGACCCCATCCCCCCGGGCTTGGATCAGGAGTCGGTGGCGGCGGCGCGGCGCATCGCCCGGTATCTCGCCCGGCGCTGGAACCGCTGACCCGTCACGCAGCGTTCAAGATCAAAGGTGTACGTCAGGGTGTACTGCACTACGTTGCAGACCCCCTGCACCGCGTACATAAATGCAGGCCATGCAGCACCATGCAGTAACTACCTACAGACTCGTAATGCGTAGGTCGACGGTTCGATTCCGTCAGGCGGCTCCACGCAAAGGCCCAGGTCACACGACCTGGGCCTTCTTGCTGTTCAAGGTCAAGGGTGTACGTCAGGGTGTACTTGGCTTCTTAAGCAAGATCGAACCCATGCGGTCCGTAGCCGCCCGGGCCATCTCCGAAGCAACGTGAACGTACCGCCGGGTGACCCTCAGATCCGAGTGACCCAAGATCTCCTGCACCACCTGGATCGGCACACCCAGCGCCGTCATCACCGTGCCCGCCGTGTGCCGGGCGTCGTGCAGCCGGCTCTCCGGCACGCCGGCGGCCGTCAGTAGATCCCGCCATTCGGCGTAGTCGCGCTTCGGGTCGACCGGCTGCCCGTCGGCGCGGGCGAACACGAAGTCGTGCGGCTGCCACGCCGGGCCGGCCATGATGCGCTCGAGGTCCTGGACGTCGCGCTGTGCACGCAGCTGGGCGACCAGCTCGTCGGGCAGCGGCACCGTCCGCTTGCTCTTGCCCTTCGGCTCCTTCAGCACCAGCCCCGTCCGCCGGTCCGACGTCACGGGCTTCGACAGATCCAGCACCGCACTCTCGCCGTCGCGCAGCTCCAGGGTCCGGGCCGGGCAGTTACCCCCACGCCGGCGGCCGCACGTCCCGCCGCATCCATGGTCGAACGCGCGCCGGCGCAACTGCCAGTAGACGCGCATCTCGCCGCGCTCCAGGTCGACGTACGCCCAGCGCAGGCCGAGCGCCTCGCCCTGACGCAGGCCGAGCGCCAGCCCGATCGACCAGCGGGCGGAGTTCCGCCGGCCGGCGGCCGCGGCGAGCACGGCAAGCGCGTCCTCCTGGGTCAGTGCCCCCTCCTCGACGAGGCGGGTCTTCGGGGCGTCGATCAGCTTGGCGACGTTGCGGCCGACCAGGTTGCGGCGCAGCGCCACCTCGAGGGACCGGGACAGGATCCGGTGCAGCTTCAGCGCCGAACTAGCGGCCCGGCCGGCGCGCTGCATGCCGAGGTAGACCGCCTCGAGTTGCTCGGGCTGCAGCCGGTCGAGCCGGGTCGAGCCGATGACGGGCAGCGCCCAGTGCCCGATCTTCGACCGGTAGTCCTTGACGGTGCCCGGGTCGCAGCGGCCGGTGGACGGGAGCACGGTGTCCAGGTAGGTGGTCAGCCACTGCTCGACGGTCAGGTGCCCGGACTTCACGACGGCGCCGGTGCGGACCTGGCTGAGCAGCTCGTCGATCCGGTCCTCGGCGTCGCTCTTTGTTGCGCGTTTGACGTGACGCTGGTCGGGGCGGCCGTTCGCCTTGGTGCCGACGGTGATCCAGGCGTGCCAGAGGCCGTCGTCGCCCTTCTTCAGGCTCGGGTAGCGGTTTCGGGGCATGGCTGAGGAACCTCCCGCGGGAAGGTAGGGCCGAGGTGCTGGTGTCAGCCGGCGGCTTCGCCTGGCTGGTCGGAAGGGCGCGAGTCTACGGCCCGGCCGGCGAGCAGGTTGAGGCTCATCCGGAGGAACTGCTTCGTCTCGTCGGAGGCGTTGGGGTCGGCGAGTACCCGCAGGATCTTGCGGACGTCGTCGGGCATGGGGAGTCCGGGTGTGGGCTCGGGGTCGGCGTTGGTCATGCCGAGGGCCTGCATGGCGTCTTCGATGCTGGCGTCGACGGCGTCGCAGAAGGCGCGTACGCGGTCGAGCTCGGGCAGGCCGCGCCCGTCGGCTTGCCGCCAGCGGTGGAACGTCGAGGTGGCGACCTTGCTGCGGCGCGCGATCTCGCGGTCGGTCATTCCCCTGGCACGGGCGTCTTTGAGCGCCCGGTCGACGAACACGGCGAACCGGGCGCGCGCTACGGCGGGGTCTAGACGAGCTGCGGCCACGCGGTCACAGTAAGTCCCGTTTGCGGGCCTGTTGTCCCGTGGGCGGGAACAGTCCCGTATGTGCAGTCGTAGGGGACGGGAGGAGTCGAGCCTCCTCATCCGTTTGATCCGCTCTACTGCATAGCGCTGCATGGTTTACATACTGACTCGCCGTTCACCCGTTAGGAACTGACCGAAAGTATGAGGTGCGCCATCTGCGCAGTCAGGAGTACCGTGACTGCATGCACGCAGACGCAGCGCCTCGCACTCCCGTAGATGGGAACGCGACTCCCCCCGGCGAGCAGATGGCCTACAGCGTCCGAACCGCCGCGAAGGTCCTCGACCTCGGCGTCCGGACCGTGTGGGACCTGGTCGCAAAGGGCGAGATCGAATCCTTCAAGATCGGCAACGCCAGGCGCATCCGCCGCGCGGCGTTGCTCGACTTCATTGAGCGCCACCAGGAGGCAACGCACCCTCCGGCCGGCCCGTCCAGCCCGCCCCCGCCGCCCGGCCCGAAGGCGGGGTACGCGGCATGACCGCCAACGTCGGCTTCACCGCGGGCGAGCACCGCCTGGTCGGCCAGGTGTGGGAGCCGCCGATGCCTGGCTCTCCGCCGGGCCCGCCGCCTGACCCCGGTCCGCCGGAGGCGGGTGACGGGCCGCCGCGTCCGGGTCATCCGGGGCCGCCGAAGCCGACCCCGTTTCCGCCGCCGCCGGGCCTGGCGTGGCTTCCCGCGCTGGCGTTGCCGTCGCTGCTGCTGCTCGCGGCGATCGACTACACGGCCTGGTGCGCGTGGTGGTTCTGACCCCCTGACACAGATGCGGGCCAGCCCGAATGCCCCTCGGGTCGGCCCGCTTGACCACCGGATCTCTACCAGAAAGGCAATCCCGTGGACGACAAGACGGTACCCGAGCGCGCGACGATGCGCGTCACATGCGGCGACATCGCCGCGGACCTCCAGCACCTCGCCAGCGCGTTCGAGAAGGTCGCCGACCTTGAGTTGGAGGTGAACCCCTACGTCACCTTCGGCATTCAGCCGGGCGGCACCGACGAGCAGATCAAGTCGCGGACCGATGTGATCGGCAACGCGCTGTTCGGAAAGCCGGGCGAGCCGAAGGACATGGGCGGAAACACCTGGCACTACAAGGTTCGCGGGCATGTCGGGGCCATTGAGATCGACGTCTACGACCGCATCACCGGTCCGGAGGCGGCCGAGCGTGAGGCTGAGATCGAGCGCCTGCGCGCCCGCGTTGCCGAGTTGGAGGAGGACCTGGACCGCGCGCATGCCGGGGCGCTCGACGAGGACAACCAGCGCGCCAAGGCGAACGTGATTGCGGGCCTGCGCTCCGGCGAGTTCGCCCGGGTCGCGAACCCCAACCTGGCCAGGTTCCTGGCGCACCGCGAGGACAAGGCGCGTACCGAGCGCACGGAGGCCGGGCGATGACCGAGCCGGTGCGGATGCGCGCTGACCAGCTTTCCGTCGGCGACCTCGTGCCCGACCAGTTCCTGCCGCACCGCTTCAACAAGGGCCCGGCCGAGGTGCGGTTCGTGGCGGACGACGGCGAGGAGCACACGTTCTTCGCGTTCCGCTACCCGAACGGCCAGCACGACAGCACGACGGTGCTGTCCGAGTCGGCGCTGGAGATCTGGCCCGCGCCCGCCGTGCCGGGGCTGGACTACTCCCGGGCCGACGACGGTGAGACCACCCAGGCGATCGGCGTCCGCGAGCCGCTGCACACCGGCGCGATGACCGAGGGCGGCCTGGTCGACGAGAGCACAAGCGAGGTGGCGCGGTGATCACCTACGACAGGGTGACGGTCACGCCGAGCCTGGCGAAGCAGTGGCTCGCGATGAACGCCGAGAACAACCGGTCGCCGAAGACGGGGAAGATCCCGTCTTACGCGCGGGACATGCTCTCCGGCCGGTGGAACAGCGACACCGGGGAGACGATCAAGTTCGACGAGGACGGGGTCCTGGTCGACGGTCAGAACCGCCTTCTGGCCGTCATGAAGGCCGGGGTGCCGATCGAGTTCGACGTGGCTCGCGGCTTGCCCCGAGCGGCGATGCAGGTCCTCGACTCCGGCGCGGCACGGACCGGCATGGACGTCTTGAAGATCGCGAACGCGACCGATCGTGCGCGCACGTCCGGCATCGTGCGGTGGATCATCATGTGGGACGCGAAGTTCTTCGTCGGTCAGTCCTCGACGCTCAAGCCCACGAATACGGAGATCCTCGACCGGTACCGGCTGGAAGCGGGCCCGTTCGACGCCGCAGCCAAGCGGGCCGGGGACTGCCAGCAGAGGGGTCTCGGCGCAGGCACTCCTTCGGGTGTCGCTCACTTCCTGTTCTCGCGGATCGATGTCGAGCTGACGCACCAGTTCTTCGACCAGTACATCTCCGGCGCGAATCTGCCGGACCGGTCGGCCGTCCTGGCACTGCGCAACAAGATGGCCCGCCTCCGGATCGATCGGCTGACGCGGGCGGAGCAGCTCGCGCTGTTCGTGCGGTCGTGGAACGCGTTCCGTGAGGCGCGGCCGATGGATCGCATGTTGATCACGCGGAGCGGCGAGCTGACCAATCTCAACTTCCCGCAGCCGAAGTAGGTGGACGCGTGATGGCCGACCTCGACCCCTGTGCCCCGCTGTGCGTCTGCGGCTTCCCGCACTGCCACAACTACCGGCCCGCGCATCGCCCCTGGTGGAGACGCCTGCTCCACCTCCGCTGACCCGGTGCGGCACTTCCCCGCCGCACCGCATGACCGGCCCGGGGCGCGAGCCCCCCGTATCGCGTCCCGGGCCCCCCGACTTCCAGCCCACTTCAGTGAATTCCAGCCAGGAGACATAGAGCCATGACCGACCTGATCGACCGCGCCGACTCCGGCGACATCCGCCGCCCCATCGGCGAGGACCGCACCGTCATCCTCCGCCGCGACACGACCAGCGAGGACACCCGCAACCTCGCCCACGAGATCGCCGGACTCCCGCCCCGCCGCCGCCCCGCCGCCGACGAGACCGTCCGGATGCGCCTCATCGAGCCCGCGCTGGGCCTGAACCACCACGACATGGCCCGCGTCATCGAGATCGACGACACGGTGACGTTCGGCCTGGCCGGCCCGCAGGGTCCTGCGCCCGCGCCCAAGCCGCCGCGCCCGTCGGTGCCGCCGCGCTACGACATGACCGCGACGGTCGACGGCGAGTTGGTCCCGGCCGGACCGGGGGAGGTCACCGAGCGCCTGATCCTGCGCCGCTCGGTGACGTACGTGATCCCCGTTGACGCCGAGCCGTGGTTCGGTGCGCGTCACCGTCGGCCTGCTCCGGCGTGGACGCGGTGGGCGATTGGCGTGGGCACGCTGGCCGTGATCTGGTCCGCCGCGATGCTGGCGGTGATCTGGTGACCGCGCCGACCCCGAACGCCGAGCTGGCGTACGCCGTCCTGGACCAGATTGACGCCCACCCGGAGAGCTGGGACCAGCTTACCTGGGACTGCGGCACTACGGCCTGCTTTGCAGGTTGGGCCGTGCGCCTGTCCGGCGGAAGCAGCGTAGACGGCGTGCACGTTTCCAGCGGACCCGTCGAGTTGGAGAACCTCCGCATCGAATTCGCGGCTTACAAGGCCCTCGGAATCGACGAGGTAGGCGCTAGCTACGGCAATCCGGAGCGGACCTGGCTCTTCGACATCGAGAACGACCGCGAGAAGCTCGGCGAACTGGTCGCCGAGATCTTCGGCCCGCGTCCGGAACGCTGCGGCTACGCGCTGGCCCACCCGGCGCACGGCTGGACCCGGCTCGCCAACGACGAGCACCCGGACGACCAGCCTGCTCACTGCCCCGGCGTGACCGAGGAGCGTGCCTCGTGATCACCCTGATCGAGCACCACCACGACCACGACGTCATCGCCCACCAGCTCACCGCCGACGACCGCCATGCCGCCGCCGAGTTCATCGGCGACTACCTCGTCCCCCGCATCGCCGCCGGGTGGGCGAAAGCCACCGACGCCGAACTGGTGTACGAGATCCGGCGGCTGCACGGCCAGCCCACGTCGGAGCTGAACACGCTGCTGCTGAACATCGTCACCGACGAGCAGGCCCGGCGCGCGGTGGTGACGTCGTGAACATCTACTACGACCCGGAGAAGTTCGGGCTGGAGACCATCGGCGAGATCGACTGGTCGAGCGGTGCATACGAGTTCGACTACACCGTGGTCTGGAAGCGCATCTCCGACGGCCGGTTCGTCTACGCCGAGGACTCCGGCTGCTCCTGTCCGTCGCCGTTCGAGCAGACGGGCATCGAGGGTCTGATCGTCCTGCGCAAGCGCGGTGGCCTCGCCGAGTTCAAGGCGCACTGCGCCGAGCGAGAGGGTACGGGCTACGACGGGCCGAGGACTGTCGAGACCGCTGAGCTGCTGGAACGGATGCACGCGGCAGGTGCCCGATGAGGGTCGCAAAGTGGGTCTACTGGCTGGCCGCCGCCCTGTGGCTGCCCATCGGCGGCATCGTCGGATGGGCAGTCAAGCCCACCCCCGCCGCCGGCCAGTTCGAGCAGCCGGCCCCGGCCGCGATCGCCGAGCGTGCGTTCCCCGGCGCCCGAATCAACTGGGTCGGTAGCGGCACGTTCACGGTTCCGGCCGAGGTCACGCCGGGCGCGTACATCGTCGCGGCAGGCACCAGCAGCACGTTCGGCTGCTCGTGGATCCGGTTGAAGGCCGACGACGACAAGCCGAAGTCCGTGATCGACGAGGGCGTGGTGAACCGTGGCGGCTTCGACCGGTTCACGGTCGGCTCCGGTGACCGGCTGCTGAAGCTGCTGGGCGACTGCACGTGGGCGAGGCTGTGATGGCCGAGTTCGCCTTCGCCAAGGCCACCAAGAAGGCCGCCAAGGGCCGCATCGCCCTCGACGGGCCGTCCGGCTCCGGCAAGACCTACACCGCGCTGACCATCGCCCAGGTGCTCGGCGACCGGATCGCGGTCATCGACACCGAGCACGGCTCGGCCAGCAAGTACGCCGACCTGTTCAGCTTCGACACCCTGCACCTCCACCGGTACAGCCCCCAGATCCTCATCGACGCCCTCGCCGCCGCCGGTAGCGCCGGGTACGAGGTCGTGGTCGTCGACTCGCTCAGCCACTTCTGGATGGGCACCGACGGCATGTTGGAGCAGGTCGACAAGGCCGGTAAGCGCGAGGGCGGCCACGGCATGTCCGGCTGGAAGGCGATGCGCCCGGTCGAGCGGCAGATGGTCGAGTCGCTGCTGGCCTATCCGGGCCACGTGATCTGCACACTGCGCGTCAAGTCGGACTGGGTGGAAGGCGAGCGCAACGGCCGCAAGGCGATGTTGAAGGTCGGCACCAAGGCCGAGCAGCGCGAGGGCCTGGAATACGAGTTCGACCTGGTCGCGTCCATGGATCTGGGCAACGAGCTGACCGTCATCAAGTCGCGCTGCCCGTCGCTTTCCGGCGAGATCGTGGCCCGGCCCGGCGTGGCGTTCGCCGAGACGTTCAAGGCCTGGCTCGACGCGGGCGAGACTGCCGGGCCGTCCACCTACGACCGGCTCAACGACACGATCCTCGACGCCGCCGACAAGCCCACGCTGACCGCCGCGTGGCACGCGATCGCGCTGGCCCGCAAGACGGGCCAGGTGTCCGACGTGCAGGGCGAGGCGCTGGCCATGGCGTGGAAGGAACGGCGCGATGAGGTCGCGCCCGCCGAACCCCAAGGAGAGCAATCGTGAACCGCGCTGAAGCAACCCGGCAGGTCCTCCTCCTCGAGGCCGCCGCTGCCCAGATCAACGCACAGGCGCAGGCGCTACGCGCGGACCTGAACGCCGACGCGGTCGCCGAGTACGAGGAGCAGGGCTCGGCGCAGACCTGGCGCTTCGACATCGGCACCTGGTCGCAGGGCGTCTCGAAGAAGGCCCCCGCGGTCGAGGACCCGGCCGTTTTCGCAGAGTGGGTGAAGGGCCGCTGGCCGTCCGAGGTCATGCAGGTGGTCAATCCGGCGTTTCAGAGACTCCTTCTCGCCCGACTGTCGCCGGATGGCGAGGTCGTGGTCGACGAGCGCACCGGCGAGATCGTGCCAGGGCTCGGCGTTCGGCCCGGAGGGCGTCCGCTGACGCTCCGGTTCAAGCCGAACGGGGATGCGCTGGCCGTAGCCGATCAGGTGGCCGCCAAGTTGGCCGGCCAGATCCTCGACGGGCTCGCGATCGCCCAGGGCGGTGAGTCCTGATGCGGCGTGACCTGCTGCACGAGCTGCCGTCCGACGCCGACGTCGAAGACCTGGCCGCCGTGTTCGATGCGCTCGGCCAGCCGGTCCGGCTGCGGATCCTGTCGATGCTGGCCATCTACGGCGGCATGCGCGTGATGGAGATCGTCGAACAGACGCCGCTGAACCAGGCGACCGTGAGCTATCACCTGCGGGTGCTGGCCGAGGCGGGTCTGATCGCCCGGTCGTCCAGGACGGCGCCGTACTGCCTGGTGCCGGGCGTCCTGGAGCGGCTGGCCGGGGCGCTGGGGGTGTTCCGGTGACCGACTGGGAGTCGTTTCAGAAGTGCCCGGTGTGCGGCGCCGCGATCGGTTCGCCGTGCGTGTCGCTGTCCGGGGTGACCGGGCGCGTGGTCGTGACCAACGAGCCCCGCGACCGTCCGCACTCCCGCCGCAAGCTGAGAGCGGGGTACGGCCGATGACCGACGCTGCGTTTCTCGCCGAGTTCGAGCAGCTCACCGAGCAGGCCATCGACGAAACGTGTGAAGTCGCCGCCGAGTTCGACGCACTCGACGAGACGACAGCAATCCTGGCGCTTCAGCGGCGAATCCTCGAGGCCGAGGAGATGGGCCGCAATGAGCTGGCGATGGCCATCGCTGCGCTCGCGGTCCGAATGCACCGCAGGGGCGGTGGCCGCTGATGGCATCACTGTTCGCCTGGCTGCGCGGTAAAGGCCGCGTCACCTACACCGTCGCGCCGCAGGAGTCACCCGGCGTGTCCAAGCTGGCGGCGCTCATGGGCGTCGACATCCGCCTGTCCGAACTGGCCGGCATCCCGCCGTGGGAGCGCACGGAGGAGCAGTGGGACGAGCTGGACCGCCTGCTCGACCGGCGTGCGCGGCTGACCGTCCGCCCTGCGGTGCCGGTGGTGCCGGGCCGCGTCGACTCGATCATCGACAGATATGGGGAGAACCCATGGTGAGCAAGTCGCACACCGTCGCGATCGACGGCCTGCGCGTGACCGCCTCGTGGATCGGCGCGTCGTGGGGCGTCCTCTGCCACGAGGAGGACTGCAGCGCCAGCATCATCGGCTTCCGTGGCGAGCGACCCGCACTGCTCGGCGGCATGGCCCACCTGATCTGGCATGTCAACGGCAAGCCGACGTGCCAGGCCTGCGGCGCATGGCTCAACTACCGCAGCGCCAGGCTCTGCCGACAGGGAACCTGCGAGGTGGAGCGATGAGCCCCGGGCAGGTCGTCCTGCTGCTCTGTCTGTCCGTCGTCGCGCTCCTGTTCCTGCTCGGGGGCCGCAATGACGACCGGTGACTCCGCCCTGGGCTGCTGCGTCGGTGAGCCCGGCTTCGGCGACCCCAACGGCCTGCACTCCCTCGACTGCCCGGCTTATCAGGCTTTTGTGGAGGCGTGGATAGATCGGCAACCCAAGCCTGAGCCCCGCCGTGACCCGTCGACCGAGACCTGGCGTGAGGCCGTCGACCAGTCCACCTCGGCGCGGCTACGGCAGGTCCAGCGGGACCTCGCCGCATCCCAGCAGGACCTGACCCACGTCCACCACCAGCTGGCCTGCGCCGAGAGCGACCGCATGAAGGCCGAGTGCGAGCGGGACGAGGCCCGCGCCGAGCTGATGAAACGCGACCACGGATGCGCCTGGCGAACCCTCGCCGTCACCGCCATGCGGGAACGCGCCTACGCCCGCGCCCAGCTCGACGACGCCATCGCCGCAATGCGCGCCGAGATGGACGAGGGGCGCGCCCGCGGCCTGCCGGAGGTGAAGCGGTGACCACCGAGCACGGGTACAGCCGGTACGTGCAGGGCTGCCGGTGCGACATCTGCCGTACCGCGAGCGCCACCTACCAGCGCGAGGCGAGGGCCTGCGCCAAGGCTCGCCGCGACGCGGCACAGGCGAACGGCGAGCGCTACGTGGCCACCGGGATCAAGCACGGCCTTTACGGCTACCAGAGGCACTACTGCCGATGCTTCGCGTGCCGCCTGGCGAAGGCGCAGTCCGTGGCCAAGTGGCGCGCGGGGAGGGCGGCCCGGTGACCGCACCCGCATGGCTGGCGCGACTCACCGACCGCGAACAGCAGATCCTGCGCCTGCTCGCCGACGGCTACGACGGCCCGGACATCGCCCGCCGGCTCGGCACCGGCTGGGGCACGTCGCTGGGCACGGTCAAGGCCGACAAGGCCCGGCTGTACGCCAAGCTCGGCGCCCGCAACGCGGCCCATGCCGTGTCGCTCGGCTACCGGTACGGGCTGCTGGGCGCCGATGCGCTCGCCGGAGGTGCCCGGTGATCGAACCGACCGACGAGATGAAGGCCGTGGCGATGGCCGTGGTGGACCGCTTGGCCGGTCGCGCACACAGCCCGGATGGCAGGGTCGCGGAGGCCGTGAACGAGGTCCTGGCCGCCGTCCTCGCCATCGTCGAGCGGGACTACGTGGTGCGTCCGCGAACGGTTGTCGGGCTACGCATCGTGCACCAGGCCGTAAAGAACGACTCGCACGTGCACTGCTGCGGCATCGAGCTGATCGACCTGCCACGCGGTCACCGCTGGACGCTCGACCCACACGCCGTGACCTGCAAGGGCCCGTCGTGAAGCCCGCCGCCCACCGTGTCTGCGGCGGCATCTTCCGCGCCGACCCCGGCCTGCCACCCGACCACAACGGCCGCCTGACGTGCTGCTGCGGGCTGGTCGGTGAGGCAGGCGACGCCCACCACCCCGAGACCGCACCGGCCGGGCTCGACGTGCAGCAGCTACGCGCCGGCGAGAACGGAGGCGAGGCGTGAGCGCCGAAATCCAGCGCGGCACATCGCGGCCGTACTTGCTGTCCCGCCTCCGCGCGGAACGTCCCGAGCTGGCCCTGCGCGTCGAGACCGGCGAGATGAGCGTCTATCGCGCCGGATGCGAGGCCGGGATGTGCGCGCCCCGCTTCAGCCTCCACGGCTACGACCCCAGCGTGCTTGCCAAGGCCATGCGCCGAAATCTTCCGCCGGACGTTATTCGAGCCGTTGTCGAGCTATTGACCAATGCCGAAGAGGGTGATGCCTGACACCGGCTGCACCATTCGGCGATTGTGGCCGGGCGTGTCATGCCCGGCCTATTCGGCCATCCCCGGCGAATTGCACGGCGCGATAGAAGCACGAGGGCGAGTTGTGGGCAGGAATACAGAGGGCATCGGCGTGTCGGAGTGGATGAATGGTATTCACGCGCCCGCTGAGCTGGGAGAATGGGGCTCAGAAATAGGGCGACCGGACGAGTGCTACCAACACCCATCCGGTCTAGGCCCTCATCCCCAGTCGCTACAACCGGAAGGGGCCGTGCGGTGACTATCGCATGGGCGCGTCCTCTGTGCGCAAGAACCCACGCTGTGCAATTCGCCACGATCGCCCATGCGGGTGGTGCATGAAGCGATGGCAATTCGACCGCGCGCTCCTGGCAGCACAGCTCCCAGGGCTTACGAAGCTGGTCCTACACACGCTCGCCGCGAAGGCCGACTGGCCCGGCGGTCGCATCCCCGAGGAGTTCAGTCCCTCGCTGACGAAGATCGCCGGGCTCGCGGGCATGTCGCGCCGGGCCGTCATGACGCACCTGAACTCGGCCGAGGAGATGGGCTGGGTCAAGCGTGGCCGCCCTAGTCAGGCCGCCGCAATCGCCGATAAGGAGCGCACGAACTATGTCCTTTGCATCCCATCTGTCTAGGGCAGGAGGTGCCCT